AGAGATCGGCTTGCCGAGGCTACTGCTGGTCGCATGACAATTGGTGAAGCAATCGGCGATTTAAAAGATGCATTGTGGGATGCTAGTGGTTACGCAGTTAGGGCTACTGTCTTGCCCTTTCTACAATTACGCCAACTATCTGAGTTAACACGCACTCGGTTCCCTCAGATCACTGGTGCTATCCGGATTGTTTCGGAGATGGTTTCCTATCGTGGTAAGAAGCTAAAGATTGCAGAGGACATCGTCCAAGAGTGGACTAAGGCTCAAGGTGCAAATCCAACGCAGTCTAAGTTAATGAGCCGCATAATGATTGAGGCTACCATCCGTGGTATAGATCCCGATAACGCAAAGGCTGGCGCACTTAATAAACCACTGCAAGATGCTTGGAACGCGCTTGAGCCAGAGTTTCAGACTATCTACCGCAAGGTTCGTGACTTCTACGCCGACTCTGTCAAAGAGATGGTCAATGACATGAAGTTAAAAGCACGTGCAATTACTGATCCTATTCAGCGCCAGAAGGTGCTAGATAAGATTGACGAACAGTTTGGCCCTGATAAGCTTGCTTCGCCTTACTTCCCATTACGCCGCTTTGGAAACTTCTGGTTCCAGATTGGCTCTGGTAACTTTAAAGAGTTCTACACGTTTGAGAACCCAGTAAGTCGTGAGCTTGCTTTCAGAGCACGGAGACGCGAATTAGAAAACGGTAATGCGCAGCAACGTCAACTCGCGGGTACCATATTTAAAGGCAACGGCATCTCTGAGTTGTATAGCCGCAATGCCGCAACGACGCAGATTCTTCGTGATGTGCAGGACTTAATAGATAACGTGTCGGCCACCGACGTAGCCGGACTAAAGACCGAGCTTAACGATAGCCTTAACCAGTTGATTTATCTGATGCTGCCGCAACAAAGCATGCGTAAGATGTTTATTAACCGCAAGGCAATCCAAGGTGCTAGCGCAGATATGCTGCGCGTGTTTGCGCATACCGCTGTACATAGTGCGTATCAACAGGCTCGGTTTAAATACTCTGAGCCGTTCATTAATAACCTTAACAATGCGCGTAGCTACATCCGTGAACTTACTAGCCCTGACAAACAAGCGGTGTACATAGACTATGTGCAAGAGGTTGAGAACCGCACGAAGAATGTGCTTGGTATTGAGGACAAGAGCGTAGCCGCACAAATTGCTGGAAGTATTACTAATTCAGTATTCTTCTTTGTGTTGTCTGCACCCGCTAGTGCATTAGTTAACATTCTTGGTGCTTCTGCAGTAACTATGCCGTACATTGGTAGTCGCTACGGCTACGCCAAAACTAATGCGTCGATGCTAAAGAACCTTGGTCGTTACATGGCAAGCGTCCCGACTCGTACGCTCAAGCCTATTGCTACCGGCCATATTATGCAGACGTCGTTCCCTTCTGTCGTAGAAGGTGGCAAGCTTAGCCCGCTGTTACAAAAAGCGGCTGACAAGTTTATTGAAGATGGGGATATCAATATCTCCATGACAAACGACATTTACGATCTGGGTGAGCGCCCATCATCTACATACACTGGCACGGCTAACGTATTTAAGAAAATCTTAGCGGGCCCATTCCATCAAGCTGAGCGTATGGTACGCGAGGTATCGCTACTTACTACGTTTGAGTTGGCGCATGAGAAGTTTACGAAAGAGCCAAAGCGTGACTTGCGTGGCGTTATTGAGCGCGATGCAAACGGCGATCCTGTTATGCGCACGCCCGAAGAAGCGTTTGATGATGCTATCGAAGAAGCACGTGACATAGCTGGCATGACGCTTGGTGACTACGTGCGACAAATGAAGGGTCGTGTGTTCACGTATCCCGGTGTTAACGTAGTCATGCAGTTTAAGCAGTACGCTATTCAGTCGGCGTTCATACTGCTACGTAATCACTACCTTGCTTTCTCAAGACCATTTAGTTCTTCTGAAATAAAAGACTTCCGTCAACAGCTAGAGACAAGCGGCATGCCGCCAAACATTATTGAGCAACGTATCAGAGAAGCTGACCTGTATCGTAAAGAGTTAGGCAACGAGGCATACAGACGTTTAGCCGGTATCCTTGGTATGACATTCCTGTATGGAGGAGTTGCAGCGCTGCCGTATTTCTCTCTCGGTCTTGGTACTTTAATAAAGATGTTTGCCCCCGACGATGACGACGAGTTCTTCGATTGGGAGAACTGGTTTGCCAACTACATGAACACCACTGTCGGCGGTGCGGCTGGCGCTATCTTTAATAAGATGGGTATGGAGACAGAGAAGTCTAAGGTTGCTGGTAAGAAGCTAGCAGAAGCCGTTGCTTATGGGCCCACGTCTGCAGTGACTGGTAGCGCACTGTCTGATCGCGTAAGTTTAGACTTGAAAAACTTGTGGTATCGCGAAGGCCGTTACGATAACGACGCACGCCAATCCGTTACAAACGAGATTATTTCTAACCTAGGCCCCGGAGTCGGACTTGGATTGAACTGGGTAGATGCGTATCAGCTAGTTGAAGACGGTCAGTTTGGCCGTGCTTATGAGAAAGCAGTCCCTGCAATCTTTGCCAAACCTGTGACTGCATATCGTATTGGCAAAGAAGGTGCTACTACTCGCGGCGGCGACGTTATCGGAGGTTTGTATCCCGATGAATTTACGCTGTGGGATTTGAGTATGCAATCGATTGGCCTACAACCATTGAAGGTGTACAAAGGACAGAAGGCCGCTATCCAAGCTAAGACATATCAGCAAAAAGTACTTGATAGGCATAACTCAATACTTAACCGCTTATGGATGGAGCGTGGAACACCAGCTTATGCTGATGCTCAAGAGAAGGCTCGTAAGTTTACCTTGCAGTTTCCGGATATGCCGATTGATGCGGATGCTATCGACAGTGCGTTTGATGCACGGGCTGAAGCTCAAGCCCAAGCTAACGCAATCGGTGCAAGGTTGGATGAGAAGTTATTCTCTAAGACACTACCGATGCTGAACTACGGTGTCCAACCAGCTAAGCCCAAATAAAAAAATCCCCCGCACTAGGCGGGGGCAAGGAGGGTTGTTTCCAAGGAGAGTAGCAACTGACAACCTGCGTGGAGTGTACTACTTAATTCGCCAAACACGCAAGCCTTTGATGCCATTTTCAATCACGGGTTTCATCAAAACCCTAAATCCAAACCTTTTTGCGGTCACCAAAATCGCTAGTTCACTTTCTTTCAGCCGTAGGCACGGGACAAAGAACGACCAGCCCACTCGGAACTTGCGCCAATTAATACTATAGTTAACTCCATTAATTCTCATCTTCTTCTGCAACAGCCACATCAGTATCTGAAGTACCTACAAAGGCATCAGTGTCAAGGAAGCCACCCTTAGAACAATCAAATACAAACGCATCCACTGCCGGAACACTGCCGAGCTTGGTGCCTTTCGCCATACGCTTCTTTACCATACCCGCGTACACGCCTTCAGCAGTTAACGAGTTGAGCACATCCTTCAAAGTAATCTGGTGCTGAGAACACCAAGTCCGTAGCTTCTTAGCAATAATAAAAAGCTTTTGGGTATCTGGCTCCATGCGAATAATTAGCTCACCCGAAGGTTCTAATATGGGTAGCATCTCAACCCCCGTTCGCATATCCACCTTGTCATTGATAACCAAAGAGTTGCGGCGGTGCTCATTCCAGTATTCACCAATTACGCTAGCATGAGTTGTAGAAGGTGGCTTGATTTCTAAACGCATCTGCGAGAACTGCTTAAGCATCCACTTAAAGATACGACCTATGTCAATGTCGATCAAGCCAAGACGCTTAGCAAACAAAGCACCCGCTATGTTGCATGCCGCCACGCCCGACCAAAAGCGCTCACGATTTGTAAAGCCAATCTTCTTGTCAATTAAGAGTTGAATCTGCTTGACCTCTTGAATACGTTCTTCTAGGTTCTCAACCAAGTCACGCAAGTAGATACGGCCTGCATGTCCATAGTTTGTGTACAGCTTCGGGTAGATATCGTCGGCTTCTTGTTTTGACAGGAGCTTAGTCTCGGGGATTTCATACTCTATTAGTCGCATGAGCTCGCCGTCGGGCGTAGATTTTAGGGCTCTAAGTTTGTCAACTGCCGAAGCGTTGGAAGAACACAACAAAATGGTTTGCCACTTAGCTAAATTTAACCGCTCTGCATTTTCATTAGACTTCATACGACCACGGCCTCGGCCTTGCGACACGGCATAGGCAAAGTCACTGAACTCGTCCGACGTCATCTTGGTCAACTCGTCGCAACCCAAACCCAAGTTGTTCATAACACCTAGTCGGTGCAAGCGCACGTTCATAGTGTCTCGCTGAATAAGCATCAACTCTTCTGGGTGTCCGTAGACACTGTGCATTGCTTTGATAGTAGTAGTCTTGCCCGTGCCTGACTCATTGTTAATCATGTTAATGATTGCACCCTTTAGGTTTAGATGCTTCATCAGCGGTGCGCCGAAAGCAGTGAAGAACCCAAACGCATGCGGCTCAAAGCCTTCACGATCGTAGACGTTAATAACTGACTTCCACTCGTCCAAAGAGCCAACAGGCGTAAACCAATCAGCCAACTGCGCGGTGTAACTAGATGGTGGACTGTACTTATCACCCTCTGCGCTAATCTCTGTATCCCCCACAACAAACGATTTATTCTTGTCTGTCCACCCAAACTGTGAACGCATAATTTCTGCTCCTTCTTTGTATTGCATCTCTTTAACAGACCGCACTATGTACCCCATGATGGAATCCATTTGTTTCTTTAGTGCAATCACGCCAAACCACGCCAACTTTTCTCGTAACTTATCGGCAGTAAGTAGGTCAACTGCTGACAGCGCAAACTCTTTCACTCCGTCTTTCGGTGTATGCAGACGCATCCAAATAACTTCACCGCTCTGTGGGTCTTTTAGTCGTTTGACCACATACAGGTCATGCTCGTAAATCATTACCGCATCTTCGTCGTCTTCGTCCTCTGACTTGCGATACACGCCGCCGTTCTTGCCACGAAAGTATGGAAAGGGGTACTCAGGAATCTTGTAGGTAACAGGCTTAGCCGCTTCGGACACGTACTGAACAGTGTTGTCGGCTTCGGTTGCTTCTGCTATTTCTGCACCAAGCACAATAGGTGAACTGATCTTGCCTTTGTGAACGCAACCATCACAACCGCTAGGGTGAACGCCTTCAAACTTCTCGCACGTATATGGGCCCCTGATCTTTATAACTTTATCTATCGTGCTATCAGGAGTGTAGTCAGGATGCTTGCGGGAAATGTCGTGGATAGCCGTATCCTTGTCTACGCAAAACGCAGGGATTGAAAGTGCGGCTCTCCAACGTGGCTCTTCTAAACTATCTTGTTCTTCTATGGCTCTTGCCAACTGCATACAGCCAGTGCCGTTTACGTTCTTATCGACGATGATGCTGAAACGAAACTGCTTGTTGCCCATTAAGGCACGCGTCATCTCATTAGCGTACGTCGGCAAGTGATCGGGTACGTCGTCGATTGCACCAAGCTTGGCTTTAAACTCTTCAAAGTCGACAGGTTTACCTACGCTTTTTAACGTAACCGCAAGTGGTGGAGTTTCTTTGTGGTTAAGCGTATCAGGGACACGCAGTATCGATGCCGCATCTGCAGTTCTAGCAGGGTCGGCTTCTAAACCTTTCTCATGGCATAACGCTTTGAGGCGCGTAGCCACTGGTCTCCACTGTGCTCTTGATACATCAGCAGTAAGACCCCAATACACATGAAGGCCCCGGCCAGAGTCGACAATCGTCGGCCTTGGTAATCCAACCTCCATGCAAAACTTCTTAAGCGCGGCTAAACCATCGCCTTGAGTAGCATATGGTTTGTTAGCCCCACAATCTATATCAAGCCAAAATGCTCGTATAGCCTTTACGTTATCTGTCGTTCTAGTCTTGTCTGTCTCGTACTTAGCACAACCAAAATACGCATCGTATCCCTTGGCTAGTAAGTCTTCTATTTCTACGTCAGCTTCACTCAACCCCTGCACAAACGTTTGTCTTGGAAGTCCAGTCTTTTTAAGACCGACAATACAATACCATCCTTCTGTGGAGAGCACCGCCGACAACAAATCTGCTCTTGTCATAGCCGCCTCTGCACCGCGATAAAAATAGCGTCTGAGGAGCGCGGCATGCCCCACAGACGCTTTAAGCTACATGCCTACTTTGGCTTGGACGATGTTTGTGATTTTCTCGTTGTGAATCTTTCGGGGTATCCACTCGCCGACAAACCATTTATAGATCGTCATGCGGCTCACGCCAAAATACTCTGCAACTTCACGTACAGGAATGTCCTTGTCAATGCAGAAGCGACCCAGCTTGACACCGGGGCTTCTACCATTGGCTACCTTGTTAGCATGGACGATTCGTAATGTATAGCCTCTTGAGTCCATCATTACTCATCGTCTGTCCAAGTATTCAGCACATCCACAAAGTCTTTCTTTGCGGCGGGCTCAGCGGCTTTCTTGGATACTCGTTTAGTAGGCTCGGCAACTTCTTCAGCCACCTCAACTACCTCGGCTTTAGCAACAGGTGCAGTCTGTGCTTTAGGTTTTGCACCATCAGTAGCGGCAGGGGTCTGCGTTACTGCGGAACGTGCGGCAGGGCTATCGCCTTTCTCTTTAGCAACAAGCCATTCTTGCTCTGACAAATAACGCACAGGCTTGAACGTCAGCTTGGGGGTGTCGCTGTCGCTGTCCATGCGCATCTCTGTTACCAAGGTGTTGATGCTCTTGCCTTGAGCGCCAACGTATTTGGCGTACTGTTGGAACGGCATCTTGTCTAAGTCACCACGACCGAAGATAGACTTCGCGGGTAGCACCAACTGAAAGATTTCTCCATCTACATCGTCGGCTAACAACACTGCTAAGCGTTGCTGATAACGGCATGCGCGTGAGTCGCCTTGACCGGAGCCCTTGATGTTCTGTGAGCAACCTTCGCACGTCTTGTTCTGTGGGAACTCAAGGCTTACGTCAGGCTTATCGCCATCGTTACTCCAGCAGTCAGGCGAAGTTGTCTCACCGGGTACGTACTTACCCGCATAGAACGAACGCGATACTTTAGCGGCACCGTTAATAATAACGATGTTCATTGCACGGCTCTCATTCTTAGAGATTTCTTCTCCGTTAACCATCATCCGAAACACACTGCCTCGGATAGAAATACGCTTAAGGCCAGTGTTACCTGCCAAGGATTTAGTCAGGTCATCTTGTCCCGCTTTCTTCAAGTATGCGGGAACGTCTTGTTGAAACAAAGCAATGTCATTGCTCATAATTTATCTCCTAGTTAAAAATTTACTTACGACGAATGGTGATTTCATATTCACTATCAATATTGAGTCCGGGTGGGTGCACCTCAGGATTGGAGTCCATGAACTCTTTAATGTTAGTTTGATGAATACGCTTCTCAAGCAGTTCCATACTTCCTTGCTCTCGCATGAATGTGTAGAAACTTTCCCAGTCATTAGTCCAGTAACGGTTCTTGACTGTGCGATAGGCAATGCCTGTCGGTGTTGAGAAGCTAGTAACGCCAGTCTGCTTTGATAGCTCGACTATTTTGTGCTTGAGAATCTGCATGTCCTCATCAAGCTTGGCTGTATTTTCTTTAAACTCTTGATAGAGTCTGTCACGTTTGTCGCGTATTTTTATATACGTAGTGACGATCTGTTCGATCGGTACGTCTTCCATATGTGTCCTTAGGTTTATGAATTGGGAGTGCTTATTATACATCCTTTCTTGACTGTGTCAAGAATTTATTTCACTGTTGTACAGATCGATGATCTGAGAATGTAAGTCCAACTTTTGTTGAAGCATCTTGTACAAGCTTGCCTCTACTGGACTGCCTTCAATGTGTACCACAGTGACGGGATTCTTTTGGCCTTGTCGGTGTACACGTGCATTGGCTTGCAAGTACGTCTCACTCGACGTGACGGGAGCGTACCATATCACAACGTTAGCCGCAGTTAGGGTAACTCCGTGGGCGGCGGCTTGCGGTTGAATCAATAGCACACGTGGCTCAACATCTTCTTGAAACCTTTTGAATATATCTGTGCGCTTTGTAACACTAACGTTGCCGTTAATGATCTCAGCAATAATGCCTTGCTTCGTCAAATATTCTTTAAGCATTACCAACGTGTGCGTGAACGGCACAAATATCAGCACCTTGTGTGATGCTTCGTTGATAACCTCAGTAACAGCGTTAAGACGATCCGAGACATCAAACTCAATCACGTTCTTAGTGTCGGTGTACACAGCCCCGCAAGCAATCTGCAGTAGCTTATTAAGATTAGCCGCCGCGTTTACCGCTGAGATTTCTTCCCCTGCGGCCTCGATCAACATATCTTTTTTAAGCTGCTTATAGTATTTTAGTTGCTGTGCTGACATAGGGGCAAAGCGCGATGTATGGGTGACGTCTGGAAGGTCTAAGCAATCTTTTTTCTCAAACCTAATAGCAGGTTGCAGTAGCTCATGCACAGCGGCAACAGCGTTAGGCTTTGGAATCCATTTGAACCTCGTCAACTGATACATCACCATGTCTCTGTAAGTACTATATAGAGTCGGCGCACGTGCAGGTATGCAGAGCTTAGCCAAACCATACGCATCTAACGGGGACTGCGCGGCAGGTGTACCCGTCATCATCCATAGCCACTTATCATGGGACACAATCTTACGCATGACTTTGAATCGTTCAGTGCGGGAGTTCTTGTATGCGTTGGCTTCGTCAATAATAATTAGGTCAAAGCCACCATCGATGATCTCGTCCTCAACAATCTTTACGCCATCGTAGTTGATGATTACGAAGTCAGCCAATCCGTTAATGATGGCCTTGCGTTTATTGCGTTCACCATAGGCAACGTCAACAGTTCGGTGAACCGCAAACTTAAACAAGTCGGCTTGCCATGCGGCTTGCATAATAGACAAAGGACAGACAACAAGAACGCGCTTAACTGCGCCTTGCGTTAGTAGATAATCTGCCGCCCAAATTGCTGATGCTGTCTTACCAGTACCCTGTTCATTAAAACAGAATGCTCGGGTATTCAGCGTAAGGAATGATGCTGTTTCCTTTTGGTGAGCCATTGGCTTAAAGATGCCGGGCCAGTTGTAGTCTCTGTCGATGGGTGATGGTACGTTCTTAACGCCAAGCCTTCGCAGAGTTTGTGCTTCTTGCAACCCCCAAAATACAGCAACTTCAGTGACGCCATCTTCGTGGCTTAGCTCAGTGCTTTTCTTTATCGTAGTAGTAATGCGGTTTGGGTCACGTGTACGTAACACCAGTACTTTGTTATCAATGATTTGCATGCTATACGTTACGCTTTACTGAGTGGTCTGAGTTACGTGGAAATCCTCTGTTGTCGTTGTCGTCCACAACCCTGAGGTTGCTTCGTACTGTCTTACCACCTTTGCTCAATGGCTTCTTGTGGTCAACTTCTTTGCCGTCGCCTTTATGCACAAGCCCTGCCTTCTCCA